ATATTTTCCTAAATATAAAATATTTTTACAAGCATTCTTATCACGATTTACAAAAATACACCGTTCGGTTTCCTCTTTTGGAGTTAGTATTTCATGTAAATGTTTTTTATGCTTATTCTTTCTTACTGATACATTTTCTAGTTCTTTAAAAGTTTTGTTATATAATTTACTTGTATTATATTCATTCACTTCTAATATTTCAAATCGTTTTAATAATAATTTCTTAAATCCTATATTAGGTGCTGATATTGTTCCTTTCATTTGACTTGTACGTGAATAATCACCATATAGTAATAATATTTTCTTATTATTAATCTTATCATCTTTAGTTAAAAATTTATTTTCTATTTCATTTAATAAATTTTCTTCTGATTGTTTAGTTCTTACAAATCTTCTAAAATTTAGTTTTCTGAATAATATGTTATTATAAAATGGTTTAACTTGATTGTTTAATTTATTTTTATTAGTTATGTACTTTTTATATTCTTCTATTTTTAATGTTTTTGAATTAAATTTTGATAGTTCAGTTTCTTTTTCAATGATATTGTGTTTTATTTTTTCTTCATTTACAATTTTATTACATCTTTTAGTATATGTTTCAAATCTTCTTCTACAAGCACTATATTTATAAAAATTATTATTTTCATCTATCATACTTAACGGTCTAATCTTCCCTGGATCAACTGATACTAATTTATATTCATCCGTTAAATATTTATTACATTCATCTTTGGTTAAACTATTAACATTTTTTATATCACAATCATCTTGAATACATTTAGGTAGTTTATCACCATATTCTTTATCTTTATATTTTTTTAGGATAAATAATAAACAACAACTAAAACCATCAGTTGTTATTTGATTATAAAAAACATATTCTTCATTATTAAATATACTTCTTTTTTCTAATTTTAATATTTTACTCCAAACATGTTTTTGATATTGCTTACAATGTAAAACTAATTCACTTTTAGGATAATCAAATAATTTAGGATATTTATTACCAATATAATCCGCAATTCCTGATGTATTTAATACAATATTTTTAGGAACAATATTATTTCTTTGTGGTATAATTTGAAATGATTTACATCCTAATTCTTCTATTTTAGAATTAATATAATATGCATGTATTAAATATTTTTCTGGATGTATTTTAACATCGTAAGCAATAGTTTTGGTTATTTTTTCAGGATATAAATATTTTTTAGTCTTATTAATCCAATCATGATATTCACTTTTTGAATCAACTATTTTATTATTAATCAAATCAGATTTAAGATTTCTAATTTCTTCATTTAGTTCTTTATACATAACTTTTCTTTTTTCCTTATCTTTTTCTAATTTAATCTGTTTGGTTTTTGGATCTTTGAATAAACAATTAATATATCTAAAAAGATGTTTAATAAAATGAGTTGATATATTTGTTTCTAAACAAGTAATCATTTCTTTAGCAGTCTGTTCTAAAATATGAGTTTTATTTGTGTATGATAATTTTTCATCAACTAATTTAGAAAATACATTATCATAAAATAATTTAATATCATCTTTGATAGATTTATTTTTAATATTTTCATCTTTATTTGATTTACCTCTATTTGTTTCACTAGTTGCGATTGTTTTAAGAACATCTAAAATAAAACTTTTATTGATAGTAGGAAAGTCTTTATTAGTATTAAATTTATCCAATAAATATAATCTAATGAATTGATAACCTAAAATAACAAATTTATTAATATCTTTTACAACATCATCAATAATTGGTTGTAATTTATCGTACTCTTTAAGAACAGATTTAAGAGGACATTTAATCATCCTATAAACTTGTTCATTTGGAACAAGGTCAGGTGGTTTTTCTTTGATCTTCATTATATTATAATATTATATATTATTCCTTTAAATAAATATTAATTAATATTTATTTAAAAATCTAAACATTTTTTTCAGTATTTTGATTTAATAATTTATTTTTTCTATTTTCATATGCTTTTTTATTATATTCTTTAATTTTTTCAGGTGATAATTGGTCTTTGTATGCTCTTACATATTCTTTATTCTTTTCAAGAATTACATCCTTATTTTTTTGATAATAAGTTTTACTACCATTATGAGCGGTATATTTTTTAAGATGTGTTGATAACTCATCATTTTTAATTTTTAATTCATTATTTTCAGCTTTAATTTCTTCAAATGATTTTAACAATTCATCATATAATTGTTTATAATTGGTTTGTTCCATTCTACTATAATAAATAAAATAATGTTTAAATAATTTAAAAGTAATTAAATTATTGTTTTATTGTTATTAGTTTCTGATTCATTACTATCTTCAGTATCACATTTAGTTAGTATAATTTCAATACCGCTATTTATCATTTTTATATGTTCATCATATAATGAATTAATTGTAGATATAAATACATCTAATTTATTATTATCTTCAATTGCAGTAATTAACTTTGTATTTAGCCATTCTTCATTATTCTTTTTATAAACATCTTCTTGAAATATTCTAATAACTTTATAACCTTCTAATTTTGCTTTTTGCATTTTGAATACATCTTTTCTAATTGTTTTTTCAGGATCATCCCAATTTCTTACTTGTTTAAAATGTTGTCTTCCATCTAATTCAATAATTGTTTTTTTATTAGGAATACAAAAATCAAATGGTAAATATCTTTTAAATTTACAATTTTCTAATTTAAATTGAGTTTTTATTAATGGATATTTAGATTTGAGATATATATATAATTTTTGTTCTGTCTTATTTTTACATATAGGACAACCAGCACCATTTAAATGATTAAATGGATCTTGTAAAAAATCGCCATGTATTTTACATGTAATTATAATTTCTGAATGTCCAGTATGATAATTAGTTTTTGAATAATCATATATATTACCATGTATATCTATTGCTCTAATAATAAATTCTTCTGTAGTTAATCTTTGTTTATCATGTGCTGATATTTCTCCACATTTCTTACATCCGCAACCGCCTAAATGAGAACTCGCTTCTTGATTAAATTCGCCATGTAATTTACATACTATGATAATTTTTGTTTGTGAATCAATATATTTAACTTTTGAGTAATCATATTTATTATTATGAATTTCATTTGATTTATTAATAAATTCTTCTTGTGTATATCTTTTACTATCAGCACGTTTGATAAATCCACATAATGTACAACCATTACCACATCCATAATGATTATAAGGTGTTTGTTCAAATTCACCATGTATTTTACAAATTATAATTACATTTCTATCAACTCCCTTCATAATTACTTTAGAATAATCATATTTATCGCCATGAGTTTCGTTTGATTTTTCTATGAATTCATCAATTTTCATAGAAACTTTTTCTATCATACTTTTATATCCACAATCTTTACACCATCTTCCAAGATTTGTAATATTATTAGGTGATATTGAAAATTCTTTTTTACATTTATTACAATCAAATAAAAATTTTTCAGCAGTACTCTTAAATATAGTCCTTGGATTTTTATCATTTTTCTTTGACCAATATTTAGATTTTTCATGACTAGCAAATGATTTTTCAAAACATTCATTACAATTATTATTATCACATATTTTTTTACCTCCGCAATAAGGACACCATGTGCCTAAATTAGCAACACTATTTATATTTGTTTCAAAATCATGAGAGCATTTATCACAATCAAACCAAAATTTTTTATAATATCCATATGGTATATCAATCGGATAAATTTTGTTTTTTTCAGACCAATGTTTTGATTTTGGATGTTCAGCAAATGTTTTATTTTGAGACATTTTTTATATTAATAATTATATTATTTTAATTAATAGAATAATCAATTTTTATATTATGTATTACATAATATATGCCTACCCAAGCATCATCTGATTTGAAATTAAAAGCAATTAAATATTATTATAAAGTTAATAATTATTCAAAAGTTTGTGATATATTTGAATGTAGTGAAAGAAGTTTAAAAAGATGGATAGAACGATATGAAAAATATGATACAGTTGATAGAATACCAAGAAAAGAAGGTTCTTATAAAATTAAAAAAGAACATATTAAATTTATAAAAGAAACAATAAAAAATAATAACGATATTCATATAAAAGTATTATTTGTATTATTAAAAAATAAATTTCCAGATTTGGATATATCAAGACAATATATCCACGATATAATACGAGATAATAACATTACTAGAAAAAGAGCGACATTCGAACATTTTCCATTAACATACAGAGGAGAACCCAGAGATGAAAAAGCAGAATTAAAAGCATTTTTCAAAGAAATAAAAAAATTTAGTTTGGATAATATCATATCAATAGATGAAACATCATTAAGTACATCTTTAGGTTTTAATTATTGTAGAAATGAATTAGGAAAAAGATGCATAATTAAAACTGATGATAATGCTGTATTTACAAAGTATTCATTAGTTGTAGCAATAACTAATAATAAATGTATTGGATATACATTATATCAAAAAGGAGCAGTTAATTCTGATAGATTTAATGAATTTATTAAAGATATATGTGATAGTGTTAAGAATAAATTAATAATATTAGATAACGGTCAAATTCATAAAAAAGAATCAACAAGGAAAATAATAAAAGATAGTGGAAATCATTTATTATATACGTGTCCTTATCACCCAAGGTTGAACGCAATAGAGCAGTTCTTTAGTCAGATGAAGCATTATTTGAAATTATATAAATCTAAAAATTACAATGAATTAACTATAAATTTGAAGAAGTCTATCAAAAATATTAAGAAAGACCATTATAAAAATTATTTTATTTATGCTTATAACAAAGATTCTTATAAATGTAAGAAAAATAGTAAAAAATCAAGTAAACGTAGAAAATCTAAAATTTATAAAGTTTAAAAATCGGCATTTAAAATACGCACCGCTCTAAAATATTTTTGATAATAATAAGGTATATAAAAGATTGAAACTTTTTAATATTATATAATAGAAAATATAATATGAATAAGTATATTGAATCCTTAGAACAATTATTTATTGAAAAAAATATATGTCAGTCCCACGGAATAGGACACGCGATTACTGTAATGTATAATGCAGAAAATGCTCTGCACGCTCACGATTATAAATTAACTGTTTTTGAATCTAGAAGTGTTTTATTAGCTTCTTTATTGCACGATGCAGATGATAGAAAATTCTTTCCTGATAATAAAAATTATGAGAATCTAAGATTAATATTGAAGGATGAGAGTCAGGAAATGGTTGACCTAGTTATATCAATGGTTGAACTAGTTAGTTCTTCAAAAAATGGTGACAGTATTCCTGCACACGTTGCAGAAAGAATGTGGATGTTAATTCCTAGATATTCTGATAGAATTGAAGCAATTGGTCTAATTGGAATTAAAAGAGTTTTTCAATTTGCTAAAACTGCAAATAATCCTTTATATGTGTCTACAACACCAAAACCAGGTACTGAAGAAGAAATTTGGGCTCACGCTACTATTGAAAGATATCGAGCTTACACTGGGTCTAGTGATTCTATGATTGACCATTTTTATGATAAATTATTACGGACGACTAATTTTCCTATTAAAAATCTTTTCTTAAATACAGAAGCAAAGGCTAGAACTAAACCAATGATTGAATTTTTATTAATGTTTGCTTCGAAAGAAGAATTAACTGATATTGATATTATGGATTTTATTGATAATTATCATAAAAGGATTATGAGGAGACATCTTTTAGTATAAGACGTGTATAATACTCATCTAGCCTAGTCAACTTGGTCTTTATTAAATTTTTAAGAAATCCATATTCATTAACTAATTTTTTAATTAATTTATCACAATCAGGTTTTTTTAATTTTAAATCTTCTTCTTTTATTTCTAATATAGTTGGATTTAAAAAGTATTCTTTTGTTTTTTGATAATTAAACTCAATAGGTATTTTAACATCGTCTTTTTCCATACACAGTATTGTATCTTTTATATTTTTACTTTTTTTAAAGTAATCAAATATTGCTTCTGGTTTTAAATTAGGAATTCCTGGACAATAATCAGAACCTAGCAAAATACAAAATTCAATAAATTGTTCTTGATTTAGTTCTAATTTATTTAATAAGTTTTCTAATTTTATTTCAGTTGGTTCTATTTTATGAGAAGTTAAATTTCTAACTATTTTTGGAGAACCAAATGTTAAAATATCCATATCTTCGGTTAATACTGCATCTACTAATCCTTTTTTAGCTAAATAAGCACATTGTGAATCTGCTTCTTCTGGTGCATTTATAAAAGGAATACCCATAGTAGTTAATAAATCTCTACACTGGTCCCATTGTTCTTTTGTTATTATCACACATCTTTTGAAATATTTTATTTTATCTTCTTCTGTTTCTGCTAATTCCATTTTATCAAATGCTTTCTTTTTATTATTCTTTCTATCTTCTAATGTTTTATACTTTAATTCAGGTGGCTTGCCGTCAAAAACATAAACAGGAATAATATTATTATGCAATAGTTCAATTGTTTTATTGAATAAGCCTAATATATGTGAAGTTATTTCCCCTTTTTGGTTCGTAAAATCTGCGCCAGAATTTCTAATGGAAATAATAACTTTATAAATTAATATACTTATATCAATTGCTATTTTTTTATTCTTAAAATTTTCTTTTTTAATTTTTTCTTCATTTATAAACTTTAATAAACATTTTATACCCATAAGGTTAAAATAAAATATTAATAAATCTTTATAATATAATAAAAATATTAAAAATATTAAAAAAATTATTAATAATATAAAATTTATATTATCTACTATAATAATATGAGCTATCAAATCGTTTATCCTTACCCTGCTGTAATGTCTATTGATGCAGACAGTTTTAAAGATGCAGTTAAATTTTATGCCAAATTAAACTATAATTATTCTATTAATTCTCTAATTATCAAAGACCAAAATAGATACATGAGAGCCGACTTGAACTACTTTAACGAAGGTAAAAAGAAGAAAGTAGGAATCTCTTTATTTCCTACTGTATGGCCTGTTGAAGACGATGGAAGAATTAATATGGATATGTTCCCCTACACTCCTACAGTATCTTATGATACTAAAGAATACCCTGCTACTACTTATTTGGAAGCTGAATTTGTTCCCAGAATTGTTGCAAATCCTGTTGCTGTAGTAGCTAATCCTTTAGCAGTAGCCCCTATTTTACCTCCTATTGTATCTTACTGGTGATAAATAAAAATATAAAAATATATTATAAAAAATTATTTTATAATATATATTTAATGAGCAATGAATTTATATTAATTCCATTAACTATTGAGAATTTTAAAATGTTAGATTCTATACCAGTAGAATCTTTTCAAAGTATACAACTACCTGTAGTTATAAATAACACTGATGATGCTAAAACAGAGATAATTAATAATCTTGCAAAAATGTGTAAAATAATAACAGATGGTAGTGAAAAATCTATGTTACAAGTTTTTAAAAATGTATTAATAAGTTTAAATATAACTATACCATCCCAGTTTCTTCCTTATTTTAATGGAGAAGGGGAACCTCCTTCCTTATTGGATGAAAAGAATTTAATATCAGCTGTAAATTTTTTATTAGATATTAATCAAGAATTTATTAATCAAAGAAATATATGTTTGGATAGTATTAACAAAGTAGTTTTTAAAGAATCTAAATCAAATCCTTCACTTTTTAATATTAATTTAAATTCACCAAATCAAAAGTTACAAGAATTAATAAGAAATACAATTAAAAGTACTTGCACAAATCAAAAAATGTTATGTCCAATCATAGCAATGTCAGATACTGCATTTAATTCACACTTAAGTTTTGGACAATTTATAGCAACTTCAATGTTTAGCGGTGGATCTTCTTTGAATGAACTTGTACAAACAATACAAAATCCTAGTTTTAATCAAAGATGGTTTTCTGTCATATTAGAATTAATAAAAAATATGGAAGTTATTATATTTGTAATGTTTTTCTTATATATGTATTTAAATCTAAATCCATTGGATAATTATTTTGGTATTTCTCTTGATAGAATACATCTTGGTCCATTACTTTTAATGAAAGAAATTAAAATATATTTAGATGAAAATTTTATAAATCCTTTAATATCAGAAATTTGTTCTGATTCAGATTGTAGTTATATATATAATTATTTAGTTACAGTGATTAAAACTTTAATGCCTCGTAATGGATATGATAGTTTTAAAAGAGAAGAGAGAAATATAAATACTCTTTTAAATAATAAAAATTTTAAAAATAGAGTAATTAAGATGTTTAAAATGAATTACAATACTGTTACATCCTTTGTGAATTTTTATAATAATCTATTTAATATTTTAAATGATAATAATGCAATGGCATTAATTGGTAAAGTAGCTGACTTGAATAAAGAAGGAATACAAGTAAATCGCATGCTTATGGAAAAACTAAATGCTGAACTTTTTTATACTTATATGTTACCTGTATTTGAAAGTTTAGTTAATGATTTAAATACAAATGCAGTAAAATCACAAACCATTGCCCCATCATTTGCCCCATCATTTGCTCCAACCATTGCCCCATCATTTGCTCCATCATTTGCTCCAACCATTGCCCCATCATTTGCTCCATCATTTGCTCCATCATTTGCTCCATCATTATCTCCTAGAATTGCACCAAGAATTGCACCCTCGCCTAGTCCAGAAGATGAAAACCTATGTTCTTCAAATTCTTTAAATATAGCCAATGTATGTGTTTCATATCAAAATTTAGGTATAGGTATAGGTGTAGTGTTATTATTAATAGGAATATATATGAGTATGAACACAAGTAAAAGTAGTGATGACGATTATTAAAAAAAAATTGTTTTAATTAAATATTAATAATTATTATTAATATTTAATGTCAAAGAAAATATGTTTTATACATACTGAAACCACTGGGCTTCACGATTTAATGAACGATAAGGTTTATAAGAAAAATCTTTTTGGTTTTGCTAGAATGGTTTCTTTCTCTTGGATTATTGCAACTAGAAATAATATAATTAAGAAAGAACACTTTATTATTAAACCAAGATGTTTACAAATTCCAGATGACTGTGTAAAGTTTCATGGAATATCACAAGAGATTGCGTTGAAAAAGGGAAAAGAGATTGAGACAATTCTTACTAAATTCAAAGATGATTTAGTAGGAGTTGATATTATATGTTCTCATGGATTAGAATTTCATTTGAAAACAGTTCAAGCTGAATTAGTTAGATATAACAAAGCAATGGATTTTAATAAATTTCTATTAATTGATACAAATAGTTTTGAACATAATATAAATCCAGCGACTCTAGTTAATATTAGTAAAGTTTATTTGAAGAAGGAAATCAAAGATAAAACAGTAGATGTTATTGCTGAATTATTTTTTAAGTTTTATGATGATTATGAAAATAAAATTAAATCTGGGTAATAACTTCTGTAGATTTATAATATTTATCATTTTTATAGGGTAATGTATTATTACAACTAGTTAAATTCCATACCAAGTCAGGATATTTAATACATTCTTCTTTTGTTACAAAATCAACACAAGTAAATCCTCCCATTTGTCTACAAGAACCAAATTTTTTATTGTCTACACATTGATTCATTTGAAAAGGTTCTCCTGCAATTGATTCACCTTCTTTTATTGTTCTTAGAAAGTTATCATTGTAATCATCACAATATTTTGTTGTGTTATACGTATAAACAAATTTAGCTCCTAATCTTTTTTTTCTAATTACACAACAATTAGTATTATCGTAAATATTTGCTTCAAAATTTTCTGTAATTCCTCTTAAACAATAATAAAGTAAAAATATAATACTAATATAAAATATAATTTTTATCATTTATATTACGTTATATAATATTCTAAAGAATTAAATTTAATATTATATATGGATAAAGAAACATATACAGTTACCCAGTTTTGTAATTTTGTTAAAAATGTTCTACCCAATAAAAAGTTCTCTGTTATTGGTGAAATTAATCAATTAAAAAATTCTCACGGTCACTTATTCTTTACATTTAAAGATAATGAAAACTGTTTGAGTGCTACTATTTGGAAAAGTAGAGCTGAACAAATAAAAGCAAATTTAAAGGAAGGAGATAAAGTAACAGTTGAAGGAAAGCTTGACTTTTACAGTTCCGCTGGTAAATTAAATTTCATTGTTGATAAAATATTAACTAATGAAGGATTAGGTGATTTACAAAAAAAATACGACTCAATAAAAGATGACTTTCAAAAGAAAGGTTATTTTGAAAATTCTAGAAAAAGAAAACTAGAAGGACCAATCAAAGATATTCTAGTTTTAACTTCTGAAACTGGCGCTGCTTATCACGACTTTGTATTTGGATTAGAAAACGGTAAATCAAAAGTTAATGTTAATTTAATTGATGTAATTGTTCAAGGAATAGATTGCCCTAAGAATATTTGTATTGAAATGGAGAAAATAAAGAATAAGAAAATGAAATATGATTTAGTAGTTTTAACTAGAGGAGGAGGAAGTTTTCAAGATTTGTTTGGGTTTTCTCAATCTGAATTAATTGAATCTATTTATGATTTTCATTTACCAGTATTGAGTGCAATAGGACATCAGGTTGATAATCCTTTGTCAGATTTAGTATCAGATTATACAACACCCACACCATCGTTAGCAGCACAATTTATTGTAGATTACAATAGAGCTTATTTAAAAAATAAGATAAAGCTTCCAGGAGATTTACAAAATAAATTAAATTCAGATATTATAAGTCAATTACAAAAGTTAAATAGTTTGAATGAAAAAATAAATAGAATTTGGTTTGATTTTAATAATAAAAAGAAGGAAGAATTGATAAATGAATTATATGACAGATTAAGAAAATTAGATTCATTAGAATCAAAATTAGAAATTTATAATAATAAGGATATTATGTTGAATATAAATGGAAAATTCTTAGAAAGTCCTGAAGAATTATTAAATAATAAAGATAAAATTATGGAAATTATTTGGGATAATGTAGTAGTTAAAGTAAAAATAATTCAATAAAATAATAATCTAATATACTATAATGTCCGAATATAGTGTATCAAATTTTTTAACACAATTACAAACAGTTTATACTTTAAATATTGTTGCTTTTTTACAAAATAAAACTTTAAATTTTAGTAATTTTATATTTTTTGCAGTATTTCTTTTAGTAAGATTAATTGCATTTTATATCCTTGGTTATCAATTATCAATATTAAATATAGTTTTGATGTTAATACAATCAGTATTATTATTAGGTACCGGATTTAATATATATAATTTATTTGCAAATACAAATGCAAATAAAGGTGTTTTGGCTATTTTATTGGTTGTTCATTTAATTATATTGTATGTAATTAATTTATTCTTTCAAAAGAATGAAAGTGACGATAATTAAACTTTATAAAAATTATTTAGATGAATAGGTAACCTCTCTCTTAGTTCTTTATTCTTTTTTTCTAATTCTCTAATATATAAAATTAGAATTAGAAATAATCCAATTATTCCAAATGCACCACCAAATAAATAATTATTATTGTTATTATTTAAGTTTATGTCTAGTTGACTAGTCATTCTTAGATTGGTTTTAGGCAGTGTTATATTATGAGTATTATTGTGAGTATTATTGTGAGTATTATTAACTGTATTATTAATTGTACTATAATTATCTAATAATATCGGAGCCAAAGTTATAATAAATTGAGTAGTAGAGTCATAATTAATTAAATTAGTAATATTTCTTAACGGCATTATATAAATAATTATTTATTTATATAATTAAAATTCAAAATTTTTTAAAGGCTGTTTTTTAATTGGAGATACTTTTGTTTGTATTTCAAGTATTTTTCTTTGTTTCTTCTGCTACGGGGACTGGAAGATCTGGGTCTTGGACTAGAAGATCTTTCTCTTGAAGGACTATAGCTACCAACTCCATAACCAGTAAATACAGGTACACTACCTCCATAATCAAGTCTGTTGGCAAAGTTATTGAAAATAGGGTAAGGTGTAATAGTAGGGTATAATACAGTAGGAGTATTCATATAGACAACGTTTCTGATAACATCAAAACGAGTTGTCAAGTAGTTAGCAGTCCAGGCATCAGAGCCATAAAATACCATTGGTAAACCACCAATAGGTAAAATATTAAATCCACTGGAACGAGTGAGTCTGTCTTTTTCGTAAGAATTTACCAAGTAACAGAATAAGTAATCTGGTTTAGCGGGAGGAGGGGCAGTAGAAGGAAAATCATCAAAGGGGTTTTTAACTGTAGAAGGAGCAGGTGCAGGAGCAGCTCCGCCTTTAAAATTTTTCATTAAATTTATAGCGTTTTGAGGTATTTTTGCTTGTTCGATAATTTGATTACATTCTTTCATATTTTCAACACGTACATTTCCCAAGTTTTCTCTTAAAATTCTTACAGCTGCATTTTTTGCTGCAGTTTTTTCATCAATATCACCACCTGAAGATGAATGAAATATTCCAACTGGAATATTATTAGGTATTACACCATTTCCAGTTACAGATACAGATGGAAACAAGCCTGTGAATAAGCTTGAAAAACCACCAAATAATAAAGGGAAACCAGATTTATTACGGTCAACATTTGTGATGGTTGTCTTTAAAAATTGATTTCCTTTTACAAGAACATTTGCTGCATCAGCGTCCCATAAAGTAACAACGACAGTTTTTTCGGTCATATATATTAAATTTAGATAATTTTATTTATCTAAAGATTTAATTTAATTATACATAAATGAGTAAGGAAATAAAAGATTGAATTTTATTTATCTAAAGATTTAAATATATTATACATAATGAGTAAGGAAATACAAGATTTAGAAAAAGAAATAGATGAAATCAATAATATAAAAGATTGGAGCGAAAAGGTTAATACTATGAAAGAAATTAAAGAAAAAATTATTAACCAAAAAGAAAAACTAAATATTTTATTAACAAATTTAAATGCTAATGAATTTAAAAAATTAAAGAAGAAGAAAGATTTATCTATGGATGAGTTATTCGTTGAATTTGAAGAATGTAAAAATCTAGAAGAAAAGGTTAAATTATTTAGCCATATTCAATCAATGATTAAAGACTGTGAGTTAGAGTTATTTGATGAATAAAATAATACTTAAACACTATTATTTTATTTATAATAAATGAAAGAATTTTCAAGAAATTATCGTCAGTACTCTTATTCAGAAACTAATATTCAAGATTTATATCAAAAAATACCTTCTGCTGAATTAACAATAAGAGTTCCTGATAAAACTTTATGTGATTATTTTTTTAAAAGATTCTTAATGTTTATTATTCATTTAAGTCTAATAGCATTATTTGAGATTATTTTTTTCTTTAATATTATTAGTAGTTATGAAAATAGTATTTTTATTAATTTAGTAAATAGTTTTACTAATCCATTAGTACAAAAGTGTCCTGAATTAACTTATGAAGAAAGAGTAGGTTTTACAGATATTGTAAATTTATTATTAAATTTAACTACATTGGGACCAGAATCTGATAAATCGCTAAAGGAAAGAAATGACCATAATTATAAGTTTTTAGTTTATTCTTGGTTATACTTTACTGGATTAGTACTAGTTTCTTTAATTTTAATTGCTTGTAACTTTTTAAAGAAAAAGAAAGTTAAATTAATTAAGGTCTTTATTGATAATGTATTTATGATTGCTTTATTAGGTGCTTATGAGTATTTATTTTTTAAAACAATCATTTTAAATTATTATGTTATTAATAATATTGAATTATCAAAGTATGTGATTGATAATTTGGCTGGATGTTTGGTTTAGCGAAGCGTTGGTTTAGCGAAGCGTTGGTTTAGCGAAGC